AGTAAATTTTTTTTAACAAATGTTACATAATTACAAATTTCACATTTATAAGGTTCTGGATTTATTTCCATTATATTATTAATAATACAGATAATATAATCGGAGTTTTAGATGTTAAAAGGTGTAAAAAAAATTGATAAATTTAACTAATATTAAAGTAATATACTATTATACTAATATACTATTATACTATTATATACTATTATATAATTTACATATCAAAAAAATTTAATAAGAATGATGGATCCTTGTTGTATTTTTGGTATTATATTAGGAGGATTATTTTGTAGTTTTATATCTTGTATGATGTGTAGTAATAATGAAGATTTATGTGATTTTTTCTGTAATTGCAAATGTTGTAAATGTTGTAAATGTAATAAAATAGGTAACCAGTCTAATTTGCAACAAGTTGAAGATATAATTATTACAAATGAACCTGCTATTTCTGATTTAGATGATTTTGAAGACAAAAATTTACCTAGTTATGAAACTGCATTAAATACTTTACTTGAAAATGATAATGCAATTTGCAATCAATTACAAATACTTCCACCACCTGATTATAATATACTATATTAAAATTAGTTTGTGGAAGTATTTAATTATTTTTTTAATTTTTATTTAATTTTTATTTAATTTTTATTTAATTATTTTAATTATTTTACAAAAAATTGAACTTAAAGATAATGTATATATATCATATGCTAGATTAGCTCAGTTGGCAGAGCGTTGCTCTTATAAGGCAAAGGTCGTGGGATCGTAGCCCACATTTAGCAAACTATATATTGATATTTTTTTTATTTTTAAATTTAATTATATATTAAAATTTTTAATATAAAAATATTATTTTATAAAATCTAAAAAAATTAATATATCTTTATATAAAAGTAGTAAATAAAAAAATACAAAAAATATCACATTAAAAATGATTGAAAATATATTATTCAGATCATTAGGTGTTTCTATAATTACAGGATCTTTAACAGAAGGACTAAAAATAGCTCTAATATATAATAATATTAGTATTGAAAATGTATTACTAATAAGTGTAATATTTAGTTATACAATAGCATATACAGCACAGAGATATGTATTTTCTGGTGGTAGATTTTTTGGTCTTAGTTTGTTAAAATATTGTGCTGTTGCTTTAATAACAATACAAATTAGTAGAAAATTTTTAAATATATTAAAAAATAATAAAACTATTAAAAGTTATATTGAAGATACAAATATTAGTGAAACGCGGAGAAAAATTTATAAATATATTTTAATTAATACTGCTATATTAACAATTTTTTTCTGTATTGATTATCCTTTGCGTAAATCATTTATTTTTCTAAAAAATAAAGAATCTGATTATAAATATAGCTACTTATTATATTGTATAGCTGTTATAATGTATTTTTGTATAGAATAATATATATACCCTAATTTTATAAAAATAATTATAAATTTTTATAAAAATCTAAATAAAAAATATATATGTTTATATAAAGTATTAGATTAGATTAAAATAAAATAAAATAAAATGTTCGAAAATACATTATTCAAAAGTACATTATTTAGATCATTTGGTGCTTCTACAATTACTGGCGGTTTAACAGAATTATTAAAAATAATATTACTTTATTATAATGTTAGTACAAGTAATGTATTAATAATAAGTTTAATATTTGGTTATTCAATTGCATATGTAGCACAGAGACATGTATTTTCAGGTGGTAGATTTTTTGGTATTAGTTTGTTAAAGTATTGTGCTGTAAGTATAATGGTAATACAAATAACTAATATTTTATTAGGTATATTTGAAAATAATAAAACTATTAAAAGTTATATTGAAGATACAAATATTAGCGAAAAACGTAGAAAAATTTATCAATATATATTGATAAATATAGTTATATTAATAGTATTTTTTGCTATTGAATATCCTTTACGTAAAACATTTATTTTTGTTAAAAATAAATCAATAGACTATAAATATAGTTATATGTTATATTGTTTATCTGTTGTTATATATATATTAAATAAAAATTATAATAATTTGAATATAAATATAAATAATATATCTAGTACAACTAGTAATTCTATAGTATTAAATAGTATTAAATAGTATTAAATACTGAAAAATTAAATTAAATTAAATTAAAATAAAATAAAATGTCTTTTTTTAAAGAAGCTACAAAAATTCTTACAAATAAAGGTTATATTGCTATTCAGGAATTACGTAAAGGTGATTTAGTTAAAACTTATAAAAATGATTATATACCTATTGCCATGATTAATAAAAACCAATTCTATCATATGTGCTTTGATGGTCGTATTAAAGACCAATTATATAAATGTACTCAGAATAATTATCCTGAAGTGTTCGAAGATTTAATCATTACGGGATGTAACTCAATATTAGTAGATACTTTTAATTCAAAAAAACAATTACAAAAAACAATACAAATTAATGGAAAAATTTCTACAACTGATAGTAAATATCTTTTACCTGTGTGTGCAGATGAAAGAGCATCAATTTATGAAAAGTCAGGCGAATATGATATTTATGATTTGATTTTAGAAAACGATGAATGTTGTACGTGTTACGGTATTTATGCTAATGGATTATTAGTTGAAAGTCCTTATAAAAATTATGTAAAAGACTTATCTAATTTATCTTTAATTGAAAAATAATTCTAGAACAGATTTGTAATATTTTTAGTTTTTGGTTTGTATTTTTTATTTTTAGTTTTTGGTTTTTATATTTATTTTGGTTTTGTATTTTTTTTTGGTTTGTTTTTTTATTTTTAATATAAAATTGAAAAAGTTATTTTCTAATATAAAGATAAAATTATAATATTATTTATATAAAATTGTGATAAATTATTGTAAAAATGCTATCTAATAAGAAAAAGCTTAAATTAAAAATTAAACCTAGTAATAATATTATTATAGACTATAAGAATACTAAAGAAAAAGGTGAGAAAAATTTAAAAATATGATTTTAAAATATGCACATTTATTTGAAAAAACAGATAAAGATGAATATAATGTAAAAATTTGGTTTGAGAATTTTAAATTAGTTAATGATTATATTTCATTAAATAATAAAAGACCTTTGGGTTTGAAAAATAATTCTGGTATAGATTTAAATTCTTGGTTAATACATCAAATAGGGAATATGAAAAATAAAGAAAATATGTTATCTAGAGATAATATATATTTAGCATTTAATGAATTCTATTTAAAATATAGAAATACATTATTTGAAACACTTGAAGAACAATGGATTAATAAATTAAATAATTTAAAACATTATATTGATAATGAACATAAAAAACCACATAAAGAAAGTAAAAATAATGATGAAAAAATATTAGGTGTTTGGTTAAGTTCTCAAAAATCTAATTATAAAGAAAAAATAGGCACAGTTTCTAATAATTTAGAAATTAAAAATATATATGAAAAATTTTTAAAAGATTATGAAAAATATTTATAAAATTATTGGCTTAATAAACTACCTTTACCACTCCAAAAATCTTGATTAGTTGATTTATTCATATAAGCCTTATTACACCTGAGGGAATAATCACTGTCTTTGACTATATTCCTAGAATTTACCCCAGATCTAACCCAACCGTGTTCTTCTTCTATTATATGCTGTGTGTTCTGGACGTTATACGAAATGTGGTCAATCATGGGTGTAAAGAAATTACCTATAGTAACAGCACTGAGACAGTTTGAAGATCTCTTAATTTTAGTATCTTCAGCAAATTTAAGTTCAGTATCTTGATCTACCATCAACACACCTTTGCCCATATAAGGAACGGTCAAATACGGGCGCTCAAACAATTGTTGAGGGCATTTGGGAAATTTTTTTTGGAGCCCCCATCTCATTTTACTAGAGTCATCAATAACACATGAGGCAACATCATTACCATTCTTGAAAGGAACACATACATTATCAGTTGCATTTTTAACTATGTCTGGAATAAGGCATTCACAGTCGTATAAATTGGTTACACCATAGTTGCCAGGACCTATAGATTGTCGAGTATCTATATCAACAAAACATTTATCGTCATGTGACATAGTTTTGTAATTAATATTGAAACGTTGAGACCCATCACGTTTATCAATACAATTACGCTCTTGTTGAATCATTGTATTATTTTTATCAAAATTTAATTCATTAGAACTCATTTTTTATTATTTTATATTATTAAGTTATTATAATATAATTATATTTTAATTATTTTTAATTTGAATATATTATACTAAATAAAGATAAATATTTTATAAATAAACTAAATTAAATAATTTATAAAATAATTAAATAATTTAATAATTAAAATAATTAAAATATTAAATTTTATAAATTATTAAAATATGCAAAATAAAAAAATAAAAAATATAATTTTAATAATTTTTTTAATATAATTAAATATATATAAAATTTTTATATTATTGAATTAAATTTATTATGTTATATAATAATTTTTTTTAAATATCTTTAATTCTATTTTGTTTATTTGTAACATTTATTTTATCTAATGAATATTGACTACAAGCACCACAATGGTCTTCATTTGCTAATTTTACTGTATTATTTATTTTCACATTACAATATTCTATTCTCCATCTACCAAGATATGTTGGTAATTCTTTTGATTTAATACTTTTTATAATAGATATTATAAATTTCATTTCTTATATTAAATTTTATATTGTATTTATTTTAATATATTTATACCTTTATATTTTCAATTTTATATTTAATTTAAAATAAAATAAAAAATCAATAAAAATTATAATAAAAATTATAATAAAAATTATAATAAAAATTATAATAAAAATTATAATAAAAATTATAATAAAAATTAAATAATTATAATTTATAAACTAAATATTATTATACTATGTGCTATAAATGTTAATATATGAATTAAGAAGTGTATTCTATCATCAATTAATTTTAAATTTATTAAATAAATAATAATACAACTTATAAAACATATAAATATAAATAATTTACAATAATAATTTTTACAATACATAATATAATTATATGTACCAATTAATACTATATTGTAAATTGCAAATTGGTCAATCCAAAATCGCCAGTTTTTCAAATAATTATTTTTATTACTACTATGCCAAATATAAGATGTTATAGTTAAAAATAAAAAAGCATTTCCATAATCAATATTATTTTTATACCATCCAAAAATAGCAGGAATTATAAATAAAAAAGCAGTGTATTCTAACATAATAAATATTTTAGATTATATATTATATTATAAATTATAATTAAATATTTATTATTTATTATTAAAAAAATAATTACGTATAATATTTATTTTATATATCGTATTTAAGAATAAATATTTAAGTATAATAATTAATAATTAATAATAAATACAAAATAAATTTAATAATTAATTTAATAATTAATACAATATAAATTTAATAATAAATTTCTAAAATAAAATGTCAAAAACATCAATTCCAACAACTAAATTATCAGATGAAGAATGTAATATACTTTTTAAATCTATAACTGATAAATTACATATAGAAAATCCTAAATTTTTTTATCCAATATATAAAAAAATTATTGATGATGAAACAATAGCACCAGAAGAATTAAGATGTACTGTATTAGATAGTAAATTTAAATGCAAAGAGATTTTAGTTAAATTAGTAGATAGTGATGAAGAATATGATGAAGATAATTCTGATGAAGAAAAAGATGAAGAAAAATCAGAAAAATCAGACGGCGAAGATTGTATTAATGAAGAATTTAAGCATTTACAACTTGGAGGAGAAATAAATGATGTATCAAATACTCAAAAAGATAAAACTAATTTATGTAATGATAATATTGATAGTATTGAAAATATATTAAATGATAATAGTGATAAAAATATATTAGATAGTGATAACCATTCCGAAGAAAGTGATGATATAGATGATGACGATGATGATGAAATTAATGAAGCAATTAATAATACATTTATGGCAAAAGCTATTATTGAAAGAACAAATAAGGAAACTGGTGAAAAGACTTGTAAAGAAGAAAAAATACATATAAAAAAAACTGCATTACTAGAATCTTTAAAAGTTATGAATGATGAATATGTAATTCCATCAAAAATACAAAATAAAAATATTGATGATGATACATTAAAAAATACAATGAGCAAATTAAATTCATATAATAATAGTGGTCATGTTGAATCTTTGTTTTTATATCTTGGTAATAAGCTTGTAGAATCAGGAAAATGTCCATCATTTCCTTATTATTATGGATGTATTAATGGTGATGATCCAAATTATCATCATAATATAACTGATGAATATGAAAGTGTTTCTAGAAATAAATGGTTTAGAGATAGAATTAAGACTGATTTTGATTTATTAATAATTGAAAATGATGATATTGAAGATTATCAAAATAAAGCACTAAGTAATTTCAATAAAACAATTAATGATTGTAACGAAGATTTAAAAGGTGGTAATCTAAATACTAATGAAAATAATAATAGTTCTAGTAGCGATAGTGAAAGTGATAGCGATAGCGATAGTGAAAGTGATAATGATACTGATAGTAACAGTAACAGTGATAGTGATATTGATAATGATAGTGAAAATGGCAATGAAAGTAAAGATAAAATAACTACTGAAATTGAAATTGCTAACTTTAATAATAATTCTCAACCTATAATACAATCTATAGATTTTATAAAAGATATGGATAATGAAGATCTAAATTTTAATGAATGTAATGATTGTGGTGAATGTATTTCTTGTATAGAATCAAACTTAAATTGTTCCAATACAGATGGATTAGAAAAAGTTATTTGTAAAACTGTAGATAATGAAGATTGTAATGAAGAATTTAATGAAGAATGTAATGACGATTTAAATCTAGATGATGATAGTTTTATTGAAGAATTAAGTGATGTAGATAAAGATAATTTATCATTAAGTGAATTTGATAATAATAGTAATAATATGTATTTTATTAAATGTGAAAGCATGCCTGTAAGTTTATCTTTAATGGAAAAATTAGACAAAACATTAGATGATTTATTAGATGAAGAATATAATATGAATGAAACTGAATGGTTTAGTGTTTTCTTTCAAGTTGCATTTGGATTAGCAGTTGCACAAAAATATTTTAGCTTTGTTCATAATGATTTACATTCTAGCAATGTAATGTTTAAGGCTACAACCATGAAATTTCTTTATTTTAATATTGATACAATTTATTATCGTATTCCTACTTATGGTAAAATTACAAAAATAATAGATTTTGCAAGAGGAACATTTAAATTTGGCGATCGTTGGGTATTTAGTGACCAATTTAAAGAAGATAACGATGCTTTTGGTCAATATGATTATCCAATAGATGGAACTCTTAAGAATTGCGAACACAAACCTAATCCCAGTTTTGATTTAGTTCGCCTTGGTACAACTGTTATACAAAGATTGGATGAATTACCTAAGGTACGAGAATTTATTGAACAAATTACTCTAGATGATAATGATACTAGTCTTTGTTATGATGAAGATACTTTTCAACTATATATTGATATTGCTCATAATTGTCATAACGCAGTACCATTAAATGTAATGGCTAGACCAGAATTTGAAAGATTTAAAATTAATAAGAATAAGATTCCTAAAGGTCAATATGTATTTAAGTACTAAATCCGAGGGCTTCAGCCTCTCGAGCTCCCTTGTTATGAAAAAATAATTTTTAAATTTTTTTTTATTTTTTGCATTTTATTAGTTTTATTTATGTTTTTTTGACATAAATATAAAAATATAATATATTTAATTATGTAAAATTATATATAAAAAGAAATCAGTATTAAATATATACATAATAAATAATAAATAATACTTATATAATACTTAAATAATACTTAAAGTAACTAGAAATAAAAATGACTGTTGGTGCTCTTTTACAACTAGAATATGGAAATACTGACCGTATGGCTTTTCTTACTCTTAATCCACAGATAACACATTTTAAATCAGTTTATAAGAAACATACTAATTTTGCAACAGAATTTATAACTCTTCAACCTTATGCAAAATCAGCAGTTATTGCTTGGGATCAAGATACATCTTATACATTTAAAGTACCTCGTGATGGAGACGCAATTCGAGATATGTATCTTACAGTAGAATTGCCAGATATATATTCAGATTCCAATTATCAATTCCAATGGATTAAAAGAATCGGCGAATATATTGTTAAAGATATTAGTTTGCAAATTGATACTAATCAAAATGTAGATAAACATTATTCTGAATGGTTTCATGCTTATAGCGAACTTAATTACGATGAAGGTAAAAAAAAAGGTTATTATAAAATGATTGGAAATATACCAGAAATGTATGATCCTTCTAATGCATCAGGTAATGGCGGTCAATATCCTTCAGTATCTGGTAGATATGCACCTTCTATTGTAAATAGAAAAATATATTTGCCTCTAATATTTTGGTTTAATAAATTTGCCTCTATGAGTTTTCCACTTATAGCAATACAAAAAACAGAACTTAATATTAATATTACATTTAGAAGATTAAAGGAATTATATACAGTTATCGATTATGCTGGTGTTAGTGGTGGAACAGGTTTTCGTGTAAGACCTACTAAATCTAATCATTATATTGGTAATTTTTTAAGCACTGTAAATTTAGCAAATAGTATAGATATAAATCCAAGAATTGAAATAAATAATATTTTTCTCGATAATGAAGAAAGAAAAAGATTTGCATTATCATCTCACGAATATTTAATTACACAACTTCAAGCAATTAATAATGTTTCTAGTTCTAGTAAAAGTGTTCAATTTGATTTAAAAAATTTAAATAAACCAGTTACTGAATTAGTTTTCATGATTCGGCGTTCAGATATGGAAGATGTAAATGATTGGTCAAATTTTACAAATTGGAATTTGAATGATATACCACCTTATTCTTCTGGATATATTAATCAATATGGTAATTCATTTACAATTAATACAAATAATATATCATATTATAAAACTAAAAATTTACTAAAATCTGCAGTTTTAAGAATACAAACACAAGAAATAACAACAGGTGATGCATTAGATAACGATAATTCTAATAATGCTAGACTTAATGGTAAAGATTTCATTTTTTATAATTTAATGCAAAATTTTAATTCTAATACAAATATGCCAGATGAAGGAATTTATACATATTCTTTTTCATTAGATAATTCTAGCTTACAACCTACTGGTGCAATTAATATGTCATCAATTAATAATAAAGATATTTTATTAAATTTAACAGATATTAATCCTAGCGGTGGTTATAATTATCCTAATGGAACAAAATATAATTATAATATATATGTTTTTGCAGTTAATTATGATATACTAAAAGTTATGGGTGGTATGGTTGGTACTATGACTTCTAATTAATTTTAATTAAAATAATAATTATATTTTATAATTTTATATTTTTATATTTTTACATATTTTATATTTATTAATTTATAGTTTTAATTTATGGTAATTTTACTATAAATTTATTCTAATAATAATCTAATATAGAATATATTAAGTAACTAGGATATATTTATATAATAAAAATAAAACCATTAAAATGACATATAGCAAAAGTAATAGCAAAACTAATAGCAAAAGTAGTGACAAAAGTAGTGGGAAAAGTAGTGGGAAAAGTAGTGGGAAAAGTAGTGGTAAAAGTAGTGGAAAAAGTAGTGGAAAAAGTAGTGGAAAAAGTAGTGGGAAAAGTAGTTCTAAAAGCAGTGGTAAAAGCAGTGGTAAAAGCAGTGGTAAAAGCACTGACAAAAGTACAAAACAGAAAGATAAATTTGATTCTACAGCATCGTATGAATCAATTATAGATGCATTAAGTGTTTCTGTATCAGCACAAGATCCAGCAAAAGTTACTTGGCAAGATCAACTTAAAGATTATATGATATTAGTTCTTAAATATTTATTTCTAGTAGTTATTCTTACATTAAATTTTCTAGGTCTATCTGTTTCTCTTAATTGTAATGCAGATGGTGAATATTTTCAAAGAGTTATGAGTGCAATATTTGCATTTTTCTTTGGTTTTGTATATCTAGTAGTAAATTATTATACTTTTAAGGTATTATCACAAGGTAAAATTTGTAAAATGGATAGAGACAAATTATTTCCTTTTAAAACATAAAAATGTTATGTAAAAATTACGATATATATAAATATTTTTGATCAATATTTGAATTTAATCTATCAAAATATTTTGCAAAATCACTTTTAAAATTAGTATCATCAAGACTTGAATCTTCAGTAGTAGCTTTATTAATCATACATGTTTCAATATCATAATTAGAATATGTTTTTTTATCACTTTCAATTTTATTAATACGAGCTAACTTTTTACCAGTAGTTGTATCATAATCACTACCATATACACCACATACATCAAGATCAAATAATTTAGGTGCTACCTTTTTTCCACACTCTCTTTGATATGATACAGTAGGGTCATCTAATTTTTTTCGCATTACTAAATCAACAAATGTAATATTTTCTGGACATTTCATATTTTTTAAATATTTTAATGCATCTAATTTTGTGTTAAATTTAAGAGGATTTGAAATACCATCTAATATTTTTTTTGAATTAAGAAGAAAATAATTTTTACCATTAGTTAATAAGTAATCAAAACATGTAGATGGTATTATAATATCATCTAGAAATACAATAAAATTGTCTAATGATTTATTACGTAAGAAACATATAAGTAATATTAATATTATAAAAACTACTATTAATCCAACTATATTTATCATTTTATATTTAAAATATAATTATTTTATCCTTTTTATATTAGATATAGATAATTATTTAACTATTATTATATATTATTATATATTATTATATATTATTATATAATTATTGTTATTATAATTATTTTATTTTAATTTATTTTTTATTAAATTTATTAATTTTTATTAAATTTATTAATTTTTATTAAATTTATTAATTTTTAATAAAATTAATTTTAAATAAAATAATTATAATAAAAATATGTATGATTATAATAAAAATATATATTATATATTATTAGTTATTAGTTATTATATTTAGTAATCATTACATTATAACTTATTTTTATTATAAAAATGTATCTAGCAATTATGTTAATTATTGTTACAATATTAGTATTTTATAATGAAATAAATAGTAAAATGGATTTAGCAGAATATATATTATTAGGATTTACTTTTATTGCAATTATAAAAACAACAGTTAATTATATAAAAATTAATAAAGTTCAAGAAGGATTTGTATCAAATCCTATAAAACATATCAATCAAATTCATAATAAAAATTATGAAAGTGAAGGTGATGGTGAAGAAGAATTTGATAATGATTTAATGACCATAAGGTCTTCTGATTCATCAGAATATTTTGATTCTGATGAAATACAATCTAATAATCAAGAAAGTAAAATTAAAAATTCATTTGATAATTCAATAAAAATAGATAATATGCAAAATAAAACAAATACTGATGCAATTAATCATATTAACAATATACTTGGCATTAATATTGATTCTGATATATCAAAATTTACTGATATACCTATACCTACAGAACTTTTTAAAAATATACCAAAAACAACTTTTAAAAATATGATAAAACCAACTATTAAAAATATACCAACAACAACTTCTTTTAAAAATATGACAAAACCAACTGATTATGATAGTGATATTAAAAGTGTATTTAGTCCTAAAATAATTATTGGTAAAGGTAAAAGAAGAGGTAACGATGATGATGATGATGAAAATACTGGATTTGGAAGTATGGGTGATAGTTCAAAATGGAATAAATCATTTAAAAATGATGGGTTTAAATTTAATAACACTATGTATCCTAATAAAAATCTATGGAGAGATGAACATGGATTTTATGATGATAGGTCTGGTGGTAATAAATTTGGTCATAGTAAAAATAAAGAAAATGTAACATCACGTATTGGTATAAATAATGATCAATGGACGCAAAATATGGATGAATATAATAAAGGTAAATGGAAAAATAATCTTTATACAAAACCTAGTGATTATGTTGATTATGTTGAATCCAAAAATGCAAAAAAATCACCAAATGCCAAAAAACCAACAAATGCTAAAAAATCGCCAAATGCTAAAAAATCACCAAATGCTAAAAAATCGCCAAATGCTAAAAAACCAACAAATTCTAAAAAATCGCCAAATGCTAAAAAACCAATAAATACAAATACAAATGCCAAAAAATGTGGTCAATATGATGATAAATATGAAGATCAATCTGGTGAATTAATAATTAAAGATTATACACAAGCTAAAAAATGGGTTCCTGGTTATTCTTATGTTCCACCTGTAAATTGGGATGTACCTCAAAAACGTGTTGGTGTTTGCAGATCCGAAGGTCCAAATGTTCGTAAATTAACTGGTCTTGTTGATAGAGGATTACCAGTTAATGCTCTTGAATTAAATCAAAATGGTAAAATTGCAGATACAGAAGATACAGTACATTTATCAAATATAGGAAGTATGGTTCCTAAATTTAATTATCAAGAACAACCATTTAGTAAGCCATATGTATAAATTAAAAAATATTATTTTATTTTTAATAATTTATTTTTAATTATTTATTTTTAATTTTATAGTTTTATATTTTTCTATGTAATAATTAGTATATATTTAGTATAATTTTATTATAAATTTAATTTATAAATATGTTGCATTATAAAAAAACAAAAAAGCAAAAACCAAATTATAATCCTATTAATCCTAGATTATTAAATATTAATACTATACTAAAATTAAATAATCAAGTTAAAAATGTAAATTTATATGAAAATATGAATGAAAAAAATATAAATGATATTACTCATATTAATAATATATTTAATAATAATTTAAATGTAAATAATGGTAATTTTGTAAATTCATATAAAAAAAATATACCAACTAATTACAAAAATAACTATAATATTGTAAAATATTTAGGTGAAGGTATTCAAGGTAGTTTATATTTAGCAAATGATAATAATAAAAAGCGTTATATATGTAAAAGAATAAATTTACATAATAATACTAATAATAATACTAATCAAATTAGACAATTAGAGCTAGAATTAAATATATTAAAATATTTATCATCAAATAAAATTACTAAAGAATATATAAATCCTTGTCTAGAATATAAAATTTTTGATAATCAAGTATTTACAATTTTTCCTATATTTAATGGTTATAGTTTAAATAATTTAACAAATTATTTAAGAAAATTAGATAGTAATGCATATTATGAAATTGTATTTCATCTTATAAAAAGTATATTATATGGTTTGGCAAAAATACATCAATCTAAAATAGCACATCAAAATATAAATAATAATTCAATATTAGTTTCAACATATAAAAATTCTAAAGAAATTTTTGTTAAATTTACAGATTTTGGACTAGGATGTGGTAATAAAACAAATATAGAAGATATACCAGATGCTATGATTAATATAAATAAATATAGAAATGTTACAGATGAATCAAATAAATTTAATAAATCAATATTTAAATATAATTCATGTAGAAAACATAATTATTCTCCAGTTACTATTACAGATGATATTATGGAAGATTTAACAGATTCAGAACATTTATTTATTTCTCAAAAATATGATTTATTATGTTTAGGATTTATATTTATAAAATTATTATTATATTTTGAAAATATAGATGTTAATTTACAAAATGGTTACAGCAATAAAAATCAAATGGAAATTTTAGAAATGGTAAATAATAAATATTTATCAAAAATAAATCAAAATGATAAAACAAAAAACCAATATAAAACTTTATTTCCTTTTCTTAATGCTGAATATGAAGTTTTAGGTGATATTATTGAATATTTAAAATTATTTAAAGAGTTTATATTATGTAAAACTGAAAATAGAAAAACTTGCCAATATGTTTTAGATAAACTTATTATTTATGAGAAATATAAAGACGAGGAGTTTTAGATTGAATTATCTGATTATCTGATTAATAATAAAGAAAAATAGTTTCAATAGTCAAGTTATCATCAAAATCTTCAATTGATTTTTTTATAGGTTTAAAAATTTTCATTATTTTATCAATATTTTTTTTATTCGCAATATCAGAATATTTACACATTTGTGCATAAAATTCTATCAAAATATATATTTCATTACCATTTTTACATATTAAAGGTTCATTTGATTTAGCTATTATTGAAATTCTACCAACAGCATCTTTAGTAAGATCATCAGCAGCACAAACATAAAAATTACCTAATTGTTGCGCAAATTTTTTTCCAAAAGTTTTATCTAATTCATTAATATTAAATTTATTAGGATTGTAAATTATAAGACGAATATGTTTATGATTATTTTTAACTTTATATAAATTTATATTAAATTTATTTAGTATTAATTTATTTAATATGTTATATGCTTCTTTAAATCTAGTATATACTTGAAAAATATTTCTTAATCCTTTTAATAATAAATAATAATTTAATAAAAATTCAATAATAATATTAACATTATCATCAGAACAATTTTTTATTATATCATTATAAACATCTTTTATATTTGATAAATTTAATTCTGTTTTATTATTTTTTTTAGTTTTATTAGATTTACTAGATTTACTAGATTTACTAGATTTACTAGATTTACTAGATGTCTTTTTTGAAATCATTTATAATTTATAATTTAATATTTAATATATAATTATATTTTTAATTTTCTGAATTATCTGAATCTTTATATAAATATTCCAATATACGTTTGCTAACCACTTCACCTATTCGACGCTTTGTTTTACCATTATCTGTAAGAATTATTTCAGATATTAATTTAATTCTAGCATCATCTGATTCACAATTGGCATAAGCTTGAAATAATTTTTTTAATGATGGATAAACTTCTGTAATCTTTGTGGCAATATTAGTACTGACACCTGGAATATTAGTCAATGAAATCTGATTCCAAAGTTTAGGTGATAAATTATCTTTTTTGCATTTTTTTATTGAATTAAGATATGAATTAGATACACTTTCAATATTATTTGTTTCTATAGTATTTTCATTAGTAATAGTTTCTAAAACTGGTTCTGGAACTAGTTCCAGATTAGGTTCTAGATTAGGTTCTAGATTAGGTTCTAGATTAGGTTCTAGATTAGGTTCTAGTTTAGGTTCTTGAACAGTTATCATAACTGGTTTATTAATAGGTTTAAAAAAATCAGCAATATCTTTATTTATTCTATCATGAAATCTAATTATTATTTCTAGAGTTTCATTAAGTGACATTGACCTAATAAGAGGTATTTCATCGCGAAAAATGGAACTAATTAAACTACCATGAAATACTTTTTTTTCTGCTGGATATCTAACATCTTGTACAGAACCTTCTACTAAATAACAGATTAATTTATTACCATTAGAATTACATTTTTCAGCTTGAAGTCTAATCTTTTGTTCTTTATATCTACCATCTTTTATACTAGCTAGCATATCTTGAACACATTTACGCTCAATTATAATTGATTTATCTAGATATTTATCATTAGATATAATAATATCACCAATTTGCAGGCTTTTTATTTCATATGGTATAGTAAATGATTGAGTATTTTTTATAAGTTCTATTAGTTTAGCTTCACGATTATCAATTATAAGCATTTTTTGATTGTTATTTTATAAATATTTACAAATATGATTCTAGATACATTATATAATAAAATATTGCTTTATATAGAAAAATTAAAAGTAATAATAAGATAAAAAAATAAAAAAATAAATAAAATTTAAAAAATAAATAAAATTTAAAAAATAAAATAAATTTAAAAAATAAAATAAAATTTAAAAATTATTTCTTTATATCAAGGGTGCTTGAGGACTGAAGCCCTCAAAAGGTAACCTTTATCTCACTCGACCATTACATCGGGATAATCGTCATATTCACCATCATTTGGATTAACATCACCTAAAGAGAATTTAATCTCTGATGCTTCACAATATTCAGATGTTTTAAAATATTTATTTATATCAATTTCTTCTTTTTCAATTAAATCGTCTTGTGTATTCAATAAATCTTCATCAATTAATATAGTACTATCACCAGTACCACAGGTAGGTATTTGACCCACCATAATATTACTTGATACACCTTTAATGCTGTCAAATTCACCAAATAAACTGGCTTCTAATAATTGATCCGTAGTTTCTTCAAAACTGGCTTTTGCCAATGGACCAATGTTTTCTTTTTTAATACCATGGCGACTGACTGACATAATATCACCATTCTGGCACATTTTATCACAAAGCAAATCTAAATGTCGAGGACTTAATTTTACACCACTTCCTAATAAAACTTGATTTAATTGATATTGAATTTGAAAACGTGCTGCTTCAATTCCAAATATTGCATACATCTCATTAGGATCAATACTATAAGTTCTGGTGCTATCTACACCTTTTCTTAAAATAATATCAAATAGATTAGAACCTTGAGTACTAATAGTAAATTCCTTTTTACTTACAAAAGATCCATTTTCTTTTACTATAATTTGTGATTGGTAATTTTCATTAGTATTAAGATATACTTTTGTAATATAATCAACACCTTTAATTACAATATTACTAATTTCATTTATTTGAGCTTCTAGATAAACAATGTCATCATTTGCTTTATTAAGATTTGATTGAAAATTAAGTCGCATTCTAAATACAAGTTTAGAAGAATTATTATCCATAAACATTAATGATGCATGTGGATAATTAGACTTTAATATGAGACTTATATCTTCCATTGTAATTTTTTTATCAATTATTTTACGTCTATCAAATTCTAATCTAATCATCCATGGATTATTAGGTATTTGTAATGCTTGAGAATCCATTTCACTAAATACGCGATAAATTTCTAAGAATTCTCTATCATCTGGTAGCACATTATCATAATCATTATTGGGTTCTAAATATATAGCAGATGATGATAATATATCACCAATAGTTGTTAATTCTATATTATTACTTAGTTTTTCTGACATTTCACGATTAAACCTATGCTCTTCATCTAGATAAACTTCGCATGAGCTGTTTTTGGGGTTTTTCGTATTGCTTAATAATTCTGTTAAACGGGGGACTCCTTGAGTTACGGTCGATTTCTCTGCAACCCCGCTCAAATGGAAAGTGTCCCTGCCACACATCAAACTACTAATTACAAAATTACGGGTCGTTTCTACAGTTATATCATACATAAATCTTTTTTTTATTTTATTATACTCCTTTTCAGTTGGTAGAATTTCTATAATTGTTTTAACTTTGCTAAATAATACTTTTTTAAAATGCTTAATTCTAAGTATACGCCTATTTTCATTTTCATTAGTATTATATTTTAATAATCTATCTGCTTTACCTTTAATTGTAAATTTAAAATATTGTGCATATTTATTATTATATTCTCTTGATATTCCAATTTTGTAAATATATTCTTTCGCAATAGGAAATCTATCTCTATCCTGTTTTGTTTTATGAATAGTCCATGTAATATTAAATCGATTTAGGATTAACCCAATCATTTCTAACATTTTTTTACCTACTGAACTAGCACTAATATCACCATCAAGACCAACAGTACCATCACCACTGAAATAACCATTTATAATACCTTTGAGAAATTCTTTAGGTGTCTGCAAAATCCATGTAGGAATTGCTTTATCTTCACTAGTCTTGCCAAATACTTTACCAAGTAATTCGGCAAGTAAAGTAGATTGGAAAATATGGTCATTAGATACCCATTCACTTTGCCCAGTTTCAGTGTTTGCTTCTTTTTTAACGGATCTAACATAGCGATAACCAATATCCCAAGATGCCATTAATTCTTTAATGGGTGCAATAAAATCTTTATCTTCTTTACTTATGATTATACGTAAATCATTGCACATTCCATCTGCTAAATAGGCACCAATAAAGTAACCAAATTCATTAGTAAGAGGTATATTTGCAGGTATATTTGATTTACAAGACCGCATACTTAATGGATATACGCAACCTAATTTAAGTTTATTATATATACCATTCATAGGATGTTCTTTCATATCTCCATTTTTATCTTTACCTCTAATAACTTGTCCTTCTTTAGGACAAATTGAATCTCTAAAAGTATCACTTCTTTTATAAGGAATAGTAAATACTGAACCTTGATTTGATTTAAACCAATGACGGTTACCTTTTGCATTTTCAGTAGTCATAACTTCAAGAGCTTTATCTATCTCATCTTTGTAAATATACTCAGATGGTAATAAATATTTTTTAACATCTAGATGAGTAAATTCTTTAAAATATGGGGTAGATGTTTCAGAAATAGTATTATCTAAATCTAATTCCAAACCCTCACAAACAGGAATTAAATCATCAATTTGTAAGTCAGAACCATTTTTATCTATTATTTTATTGGTAGCCTCATCATAAACTAAGAATGATCTACCTTTGGTAGCTTTAACAGTTCTACCACATTCGAGTTCTACCTCTAAAATGGTTTCACTATTATCTTCATTTACAACTGGATGGCGAGTAATGGCTTCTAATTTAGTCCACATTACATTACCATCCTCATCGCAAGAATAAGCTCGCCAATCATTACCATCGTCTAATGGTATATAAATTTGGTCATCTTTAGTAGGACATTTAATATATTGAATTTTAGATGCCTTTGCAGGGTCAGCTAAACATTCTTCATAATAATTATCAATAAATTCACCAATCTTTGGAAGAAGTAATTCCCCATTTTTGGCAATCACTATTTCAGTTTCCCAATCAACACTATTAAGAGTCATTTGGGTAGTTCTCTCACCCAAACTTTGAGCAGCTAATGGACCAACCATATCACCGCCTTCAGTTAAGGCATATCTATATCTAGATTTAATTGAATTAATAATATGTATAAATGCTATACGATTAATTTTCTTATCTCGTAGAAGTATTTTAGGTGATAAATAATCACGTATTAGAACTTCACAAGCAATATTTCGCCTATTATCGATTCTACAATATTTTATTAGGTCGTCAATTTCTTTTAACATTTCAATAGGATGAATATCACTTTTACTAGATTCATTTAACATGAATTGATTTATTGTATTGAGTATTAGCCTATTAAAATTTATAGGAAAGAACACTTTAATATCTTCTATTTTAGTAAATTTAGTATAAATATTATGGAATTTTTCTATAAGTTTATCTAAATTTTTATTATAATCTAGAAATGTTTTTTTCCATCCATCAATTTTTTTCATTTTATCAATTTCGGTTTTCATAACATATTCAAATTTTTCTGTTGGATCAATATAATAATTTTTATTTAAAGTATCAATATCAATCTTAATAAATTTAGAATCTTGTTTTTCTAATTCAGTAGAATTAAAGCCATCATAGCCATAACAAAACTGTACAATATCATTATTACTAGCACGAACTGTAAAATCGTGCGTTACTTTTAAATCTTCCATAGATTTGACAAGTCGTCTTTGAAGATATCCCGAATTTGCAGTTTTTACTGCAGTATCAATGACACCCTCTCGACCTGACATAGCATGAAAGAAGAATTCCTGTGGATTAAGTCCATTAACAAAATTACTACTAATAAAACCCCGACTTTCTGCACCATTTTCATAGCGCGGATAATGAGGTAATGTTCTATCAGTAAAACCTAGAGGAACTCTTTTACCATCAATTGCTTGTTGTCCAAGAAGACACATCATTTGTTGAATATTAATATCTGACCCTTTTGAACCACTTGTGACGATGTAATTTACACGATTTGATAATGGCAATTTCTGCATAGTATCCAATCTAATATCTTTTACAGTTTTCTCACAAATTGCAGCAACTTTTGCATCATAAATTATATCTAAACGATCATTACTATCAGAAAGAATATTAAGATGCACTTTTTTAGTTAGTTCTACAATATCTTTTTTACCTTGTAGAATAATTTCTTCATTACGCTTTCTTATTTCTTTATCAATTATAAGATCACTAATACCAACGCTGAAACCACTTCTAATTAAATAACGAGATACAATCCTTTGTAAATCATTTAGATAACGAGTTGCTTCGCGATGTCCATAATCATTAAATATATAATGAACAATTGCTGAAGAACATTTCTTTTCAAGTTGTCCTTGTTTTAAAATACCATTCTCAATTATTACATCTTTTAAATTAACATTATCTTTCGATAACTTATTATAATATGTTATTGGTGGTAAAATCATGGAATATAATTGCTTTCCAGTCCATTTATTAATTTTACCATTATTACTGACAATTTTAGGTTCTGGAATAATACCATTAAATTTTTCTACTCCTACTAATAAATTCATTAATTCTTGTTGTGTAAAAAACACATTATCATCAGTAAGTTTAAAAAGACCTACTAAATTGTCCTGAGCCGGTTGAATTATAGGCTCATTTAAACTTGGACTAATAATGTGTTTCGACACTGCTGCTAAATATTTTAATTCTACCGCAGTCTGAAGACTCTGCGGCACGTGCAAATTCATCTCATCTCCCGCCTCTTTTTGGTGAATTTACGCTCAAACTAGTTTTTACACTTTTTATTTATTTTCATAGTTGAAAATATTTTTTTTTTAAAAACTGTTTTGAGTTAATCTCCATACTTTCATATGAAGTCAGACTGTATCTTAAGCAAGTTCAGGTTGATTAGACCATCATGACTCACCAACATCCGTTCAGTCGTTGAATGCCTTTCATATCCTATCATAACGGACTTAGAAAGTAACACTGCGGATTGCCCAATTCTTAACATTATTACCTTTGGGTTCGGCTATTAACCGAGTTCCTCTTTAAAGTTTCCAATAAAGAGTGGTAGTTAAGACTCCTAAAACTATTGTTCTAGTTCCACTTTAGCAATTTTTTTTATAGCTTTTTTTTTAATACGTTTAATGCCTTTTTCTTTATTTTTAATATTTGTAATTTTATTTCTAATACTGTTAAGTTTGTTTTCACAAATTTTACAACTATGACTATGTCCTCTAAAATCGTCTTTAGTCTTTTGAATAGAACAATGTTTACAAATACAATTAAATTTTTTGGCCTCTTTTTTCGTTTTTAAATAAGCGTTATATTTTTTTGTTGATTCTGGTAAATCAACAGTTTCGTTTGCTAATATTGATTGTGGATCAGGGGTTTCCCGCAACAAGATGTTTTGCAATAATTCCTCATTATTTTTAATTTCATATAATTTATTTATAAATTTTATAGCATTTTGTTTTAATTTTTCTTTACTAATAATTGAACTTGTAAATTCCGAAATAACATTATCAATAATAAGAACATATTTTTTACCATGTTCTTTAATATATTTATCATAATCTTTAATATCTTCTGGTAATGTTACATCTTTATATTTTTCAAGTCTCTTTTTTTCAAAATATTTTAAACCACTTACTGATAATCTACTACGACTTTCTTCTGTATGTTGAAAAACTGTTCCTCCAATTTTAAGATTATATCCTGTAGGAAACATAGAATTATACTGTCTTATATATTTAGCTTCTGTTTCATCGCCAGAATTCATATCACACTTATCAATTAGTTCAACAATAAATTTATCTGAACCATGTTTTCGAATAGAATTATTCAAATAATGGCATTGATTTTTTTTATTATTTCTAATTGCTTCACTAATATGACCATTTAGGCGTTTTTCACACCCATATCGTCTATATTTATTATGATTTAGTATATGTGATACTGCTTGTCCAATATATATTTTAGTTGAAACAGTATTAGTTATTTTATATATTTCTATGTATTTTTCAGTTTTTTCAACAATATTTTGAATATTATCGAATAATTTATTAAAAGTAGTCATTTTAATTTTAAAGTATTTTTATTTTTTACTTAAATATAAATATTATTTTGTTTTTAAATTAAATATATTTATATAATTTTTTTGAATGCTATAATTTTAATTTATAATGTATTTTATGATTTATAATGAGAAAATATCACTAGGCGGTAACACTGTTTTGACAGCCGCCTGTTTCCGACAGAGATGAAGTTTATCGAAATCTGCGTTATATGGTTTGCAAACATCTACATTTAATCTAAATGTATTGCCTTCCATTACGCGTACTTTATGTGCCATCATACTCATTTTATGGAGTGATGGTTGACGATTGAATAGAACTATGTCACCATTGACTAAATGTCGGTTCACAGTATCGCCAAAATTTAAAATTATTTTAGATGTATCTCTAGTTATAGTTTCAATTAAACCATTTTTACCAATATGTTCTATATCATCTAAGATGGCTCTTTGACGACCATCATTGACACTTTTAATACTTCTGGCACCTGGATAAATTTTATTACCATTTCTAACTAATTGATACAATTTATTAATATTATATTTATTAACTACTTCTGGAAATGTGAGATTCATTGCAATTTTCTTAGGAACACCCAATTCTTCAATTGATAAATTTGCATCTGGAGATATAACACTCCGTGCGCTAAAATCAACACGTTTTCCCATTAAATTATTTCTAATACGACCTTCTTTAC